AAATGCTGGTTTTCTAACATTAGAATATTGAAATAATCCAACTCCAGATTTAGTATTTCCTTTTTCTTGGGCATCTATTCTAAATCCACTTTCTCCTTTAATATTTGCCGCAATACCCAAAGCGTGAATATGACTCATACCTTTTGATTTAAGATAAGAGTATACCGCTTGAGGACTCACTACTTTTCCTCCTTTAGTAGTTTCTTCTGAAGGAGATCCTGCTTCAGAAGGAACAGGTGGTTGTGTAGTATAATCAGTTCCAGTTGGAGCAGCATCTTCTCCACTTACTAATCCTTCACCAAGTGGTGTTGTAAATAATTTTAATCCATCATCAATTTGAGTATTCATATCATCAAAGACACTATTCAAATCATCCATCGCAGTTTGAACTCTTTTATTCGAATCCAAGAAATCAAAATTTATTACATTTTGAGCAACTGCATCTAAAACTTTACCAAAAGATTGTAGAGATTTTCCAATATTAGTAACAAATCCTCCCAAAATATTCACCAATCTTCCTATCCTAGCCATTAACTCTTGAGCCATACTGATTATTGTAGGCAAATTATTCAATAACCAACCAACCAAAAGAGTTCCCAAAAAGTCCATAATTCTTCCCAAAAATCCTCTTGTGCTATTCGCAAGAGCCAATCCACGATTTTTAATGAATCCACCTATAGTAGAGGACTCAATTATATCTTCTTGCCTTCTTCTTCTTACTCTCTCTCTTCTACGATCAAATGATAAACGATCACCAAAAACTAACTTTCTTTTAATTTTATTTCTATTGACGAGAATACCTGCACTTCGGTTTGCACTTACTTGAGCACGAGTTACAGCAACACCAAGACTTCTTACTCCTGTTGTTATTTGCCGAAGATTAAGAGGAGATGCAATCGCCATTTTATGTTACCACATTATAATGGACTTGAGAATATAATGTATAAAAGTTTTCTGGGTTTGATGATGAGATTGCAGGAACATCATTTGCAGGACCACCAGTTGTGGGAATAGGAGCATTCTGCTGTTGTGAGGATGTTCTAGTCATTATAATATTTGGTGCTGGTTCAGGAAGAGGTGCGGCAAGTTGTTGAGATCTCTGCATTTGAACCGTTGATGTAGAAGAAATCTGTGCTTGTGGTGTGGCGATTTGATCTACTGGAATATTTACTTCACCATAAGAAGGTGGTTGTGAGAAGTCTTGACCTTCATCTTGAAAAATATTATCAAATTTTCCAGAAGTATCAACACTAAACTGAAAATCACTCGCAGAAGGAGTCATAGATGCTGCTGGTTTTGCTGCTGGTTTAGGTGTTGCTGCTGTTGCTGCTGGTTTAGGTGTTGCTGCTGTTGCTGCTGGTTTAGGTGTTGCTGCTGTTGCTGCTGCTGGTCTATTTCTTTGCGTTCTTCCAAAAGGAGTGTTATCAAATGCACCAAAATCACGAGCAACATCTAATGCAACAGCACCCCAACCAAGAATAGGAACTGCAGAAGCTACTGAAAGTGCTGCACCAGGAATATCTCCTTGACTAGCTCTATACCCAGCAATTCCTAAATTCACAAAAGTCGAAATTCCAGGTATTAATTTCCCAAGAAGTCCAGTGCCCTTTCCCGCTGCACCTTTTGTTGCAGCAGATGTGATAGGAGCAGCGGCAGCACCAGCAGCTGCAGCTGCTTTTGCTCCTCCACCTAGAAGATTTTTACCAGCATTAAATATACCTTTTGCAAGATTTCCAAGTCCCTTAAAAATACCACCAATAACACCACTAACTAAAAACTTACCTAATTTTGCAACAATATTAGTGATCGTTCTTGCAACACTTAAAAATCCATTACGAATTAACGCAAATATCTTAAGTGCAGTTCCAAGAGTGTTGATAACATTATCTTTTATTTCTTCAAGTTTATTCTTCGATCCTTCTGCATTTGCCTGGATTGCTTCTATTCCTTGATTTAGCAACCAACCCAAAAGTAATGATGTAAAAAACTTCATCAATCTAGATAAAACACCTTCAGTTTTTTGTGCGATTGCCTGAACAGGTGCTGAGATTGTGCTTTGTATTCTTCTTTCGATTACACCTTCTTGTTCATCTCTTACGGACTCTTCAGATAATCTTCTTTCCTGTAATTGTTTTTGGTTTTCTCTTTGTTGCTCTAAACCACTATCCGTAGCAATATAATACGCAATTCTTTCTAATGCAGAACCAATATCTTGCATTTGTTTGGTAAATCCAATCAATTGATTAGAAACCAAAGATAAAGTGACCTGATTAGATGGAGTTAATTGTTGTTGAGTTGTTGCAGGAATAACTAAAGGATTTCTCCCTATACCAAAAACACTACCAGAAAAGGTATTTCTGGCAATATTAGTAGTTCTAGCAACAGGAGAAGATCCTATAAGATTAACCATTTATTTTTTGTTTTAAATTTTCTTCTTCAATATACTGCTGAAGTAACGACAGATAGATTTCCCTTTCCCACGGAATCATATTTTCAAGTTCTGTCAAGGAATATTTATGATGTTGAATTAACGAAAAATTCACCTTATAATAAGTTTCCAAATTCTCGTGAGATAGGGCTACGCGAAAAAAGATGATAAACCTTCTAAAACAACATCACTTTCAACACCAGTATTTGGATTTTTAACTTTAATAATATGAGAGAGTTTGGGCATAGTATCAAAGAATTTTTCAATCTCCTTAAATTGATTTGATGTAAGTTGATCCAAAAATTCAACTAATTCTTTTTTGGAGCAATCTGATGCAGACCAACTTTCTTCTTCACTATAAACTTGTTCAATACAAGAAACAATCAAATCAAAAGTATCTTCGACTGTCATCATATTACCGGTAGAAAAATTATTCTTAATAAATTCAGTTAAAGAAGGATACTTCATTCTTAAGATTAAAGTATCATCTAATTTAATATCTCTGGAATGTTTTTCATTTGTCTGAACTTCAATCTCATCCAAATTTATTACAGCAGGAACTTGTGTTTGATTATCATCGGGGCAAGTAATTAAAACTTCGACAGACTCACCAACTGATTTTCCACGAATATTGAGAAACAAATATTCAATATCAAAAGTTGCTAAATTATCAATCTTAATTCCTTTGGAAAGAATACAATTAGCAATTACATTCTTAACAGCATTCGCAATCTGTTTGTTGTCCTCACTTTCCATCGCAATAATAAGAATTTTTTCTTCTTTTACTAGAAAAGGTCTATATCTAATTTTCTTTTTTAACGATGGAATTTCCAACTCATAAGTTGGAGTCGCAATCTTTGGTAGCATTTTTTTAAATTCAAATCAATTAACTTTATTTAGGGTATGATTCGAGTTCCTTCATATGCAATAGGTCCTCCAGTTCCCACTGGTCGAGGATCATCAAGTCTTCCTGTCCCTTGATTTAGATTTCGATTAATTAACTCATCTCTACCAGTTGCTAAACGAATATTATTAAGTGGATTTGCTAAAGGATCTATAAAAGTAGATCTCAAAAGCTCCAAATTATTATTCGCTCCCTGATAAAGAGAGAGACTTGATACTTTTCCAGACACATATCTTTCATACTTAAAAGTTGCACTTGCTTTTAATACATTCGAGTTTTCATAACTAACAGCAATACTACCCATAGAATATGGATATAATCCAAAAAAATTATATTCTATTTCAGCACTATAATCACGATCAAACTTTAAAATTTTAGTTTGATTTGATTTATAAGTGTTTGGATATTGCATTCTGAAAAAATATCCAGAATTATTTTGATTCGCATATGATCCACTTCCAATAAATTCCATCCAGTGTTCTAAAAATTTAACCGTCTTATAATCACGATCAACATAAAACTCTAAATCAATTGGAGTAAATTGGCGAGTATGAGCAAAGTTCTCAACAACACCAGTAAAATTTCCTACAACTTGATTATCTGCATAAGAACTTCCTGGTAAGGATGCGGAATAACATAAAAGTCCAGCGGTTTCTCCAATAAATCTCGAATCAACTCCACGAGAAAGTAAATGGTTTCTCAATTCTCCAGACATTCCATTAAAAATAACCTGGAAATGAGAAGTCTGCGCTAAATTTGTTAATATGGGTTTGAAATCTGATATTCGGCGTAAGGTTGCCAACTCTAAATACCTATTATGATTCTTGTAGTATAAGTATTTAGATGTCTTATAAAGGAAAATTTAAACCTTCTTTTCCAGAGAAATATGATGGAGATCCAACTAATATAGTGTATAGATCTTTGTGGGAATTGAAGTTTCTTCGTTATTGTGATTTGAATGAGAATATTTTAGAATATTCGAGTGAGGAAATTGTTATTCCTTATATGGATCGATCCACAAGCAGGGTAAGAAGATATTTTCCAGATGCTTATATAAAAGTTAAGCAACCAGATGGAACTATTAAAAAATACTTAATTGAAATCAAACCTTCTAAACAAACAATTCCACCTCCTAAACCAAAAAGACAGACACGAAGATATATTGCAGAGGCAATGGAGTTTGTTAAAAATCAATCAAAGTGGGAAGCGGCAAGAGAATATTGTAGGGACAGAATGATGGAGTTTAAGATTCTCACAGAACACGATCTTGGAATCAAATAATGCCCAGAAAACCATTAAAATCTACTAGATCTAGAGATACTAAAATTAATAGAGTTCGTGCAATCACAAACTCTTTAGTTGGAAATGAAACTTCAGATGATTTAATGGAGAAAATACTAGAGTCATTAACTATTACAGAAAAATTTCCAACTGTAGGCAAGTTTTATACCTTTGTATATTTTCCAAAAACTTCTGGTATTGAATATGATACTCATCCACTTGTCGGAGTAACGAATATATTTAATTGGGGATTTAAAGGTATTAACTTTCACTGGGGAGAACAAAGGCAATATACTTGGGACGAAGTTGTTGGAGATTTACATTTAGTATATTCTCAAGAACTCAAAGACTTACAGGCAATTCCTTTTAAAAGAATACGAATAAATAGTTAGAAAAAATAGATGTCCGATTTTTCGACTGCATTTACAAATCCACAGATGCAAAGTGCAGCATCTTCATATTTACAAAATGCATCTTTAGCAAATGCATCTTCTTCTTTGAGTGGTGCGGGAGCACTTGGAACAAAACCTTCCACACCAAATCCAAGAGCAAATAAACCAAAAATCTTGAAGTATCCACAAGCAAAATTGGAACAAGCAGATGATTATATGATGATAAAGGTTATAAGATATACAAGAAGAGGAATTGAGACAGGGAAAAATAATTTTAAAGTCACAACGGCAACAGAAACTATTCGAGATCCAAACTTTACAAACTTTAGAACAATATTACAGACTATTATCTTGCCAATGCCTAAAAATCTACCTGCAGATACAAATCAGGTAAATTGGGGAGATGGATCATTAAATTCATTAGAAGCTTATGGTGCAGGTGCATTTAATAGAATACTTGACAGTCCAAATTTACCTGTTGCAGTTAGAGATGAAATACTTAAAGCACTTAAGACTGGAGAAGAAGGACTTGTTTCTGGAAATGCACAAGATGCAATCAAATCTGTTCTTGGATCTGAGTTATTAAAATCTTTTGGAAGTAATGTAACTGCTCAAAGTCTTTTATCCAGAACATCTGGGCAGGTATTGAATCCTAATCTAGAACTACTTTTTAATGGAGTTAATTTAAGAGGTTTTGATTTTCAATATGACCTATCACCTAGAGATTCAAAAGAGTCTGGAGTTATTAAAGAAATCATTCGCACATTAAAAAGAGCAATGTCTGCAAAAACAAGATCAGCAAGTGATGCTCCAGGAGTCGGTCTATTTGTAAGTGCTCCTGATGTATTTGAGATTAGTTACAAG